TTCTTTATTGAATCGTTATAGTATTCATCCTTATACTGTAAACATTCATTAGGTGTTTCGTCAATTAATTTAAGTATGGACTTTTTAATTTTACCATGTCCTTTTAGTCTGTCTAAAAGGATCTTAGACTTGATCTTTATTTCTTTCATTCAATGTTATCTAGGATTTAGTAAAAGGACCGTAATCCGCTCCACTTGTGTCAATCCCAGCAAAAGCTCCTTTAGGATCCCCTGTAAATCTCGGACGTGATGGTGCTGGACCATCACCTGATTTAGTAGGTCCATCGCTATGAATATTTATAGATTTAGTTTTCTTTATTTTTTCTTTTAAATCAGCTTTTTGTTTATCAAATCTATTTTTCATGCTAGTTAAAAAGTTAAATTCAGCTATGTTTCCTTTATTCATTTCGTTCCATGTTTTACCATATTCATTTGTATTACCCAAACTACCAAATTTTTCTTCCCATCTATCTTTAGATTTTTGAATAGACTGTTCTTTTTTTGCATAATCCTTTTCAATAGATTCTGCATAGTTACCCAAAAGACTTCTGACATTTTTACCTCGCATATCTTTTAGTAAACCTGATTTAGGATCTACATATATTCCACTACCTGGAACACCTTTCATATTCATAGCAGACTTAATAAATTTTCTATCTTGATATGGAAGAGTATCAAATCTATCTAAACTTTTTACAAATCTCATACCCGGTATAAAATTTATTGCACTAGAGGCTATGTTTGGTACAGTTTTAGTAAAGAAATCTTTTGCTTGAGTCATGATACCTGTTGGCTCTTGGTAAAAATTAGCTTTTTCTAAAGCTTGTGCTGTTCCAAGTTTATCATCTAAATAAACTTTTTGATTACCGATTATTTGAAATGGAGGTTCAAATGTTTGTCCTACTGTTGACTGTGTAATACCTGCAGGGAAATTTGTAGGAAATATACTTTGTATAGATTTAGGATCAAATTTTGTTGGTAATTCTTCTACAGATTTAAAAGGAAAATCACTTTGACCATCTGAAAAAGGTGTAGCTATTGGTACAGTGGTGCCTGGATAAAATTTAGTATTAGTGTTGACAGGCAGACCTGTAATAGGACTAATATCTGGCTCTGCTGCACCAGCTGATGAGAAAGGATTAACAAAGTTTAACAATCGTTGAAAAAAATTTTGATCTTGATTAGTAGGTTCTTGAGTCTGTAATACTTCTTCAGCTTTGACTGCAACTTCAGGGTCACTTGCTTGCATGGCTTGCAGGGTTTTATTTGCAGGTCCTATTCTATAATCTAATATTGACATTATCTTCTTCCATCCGGTTGTGCGTCGAGTCTAAAAGTTCCATATCTCCAAGACTCACCTGTAGAGGTGTTGGCTATTTGAATAGCTACCAATCTTCCTCTGGCTCGAGTATCTATCTTATCAGTGGTTGAGGTTATTGTAAAGGGTCCAAGAGGAGATCCTACAGGAGCATTATCAGGGTAATCATTTAAGAATAATGTAACTTGTGAATTACCACGTAAATATTTAAAGTCAGGTATAAATCTTTTTACAGACATAAAGAACTCTCCATCACCTCTATAGTCAGCTACCCCTGTCATCTGTCCTAGTGCACTTCTTCTCGATGTAATGTCCCAGTCTCCAGATTTAATAAATGCATCGATTGATGTGGTTCCTGTGCTATTAACTTGATCATCGCCTACTTCATGAGCGTAATAGATAGATGCACCATATTTATTTGTTAAGCCACTAATAGCAGCCAAAACAGGCGTTTCTGTAGAATTGTAATCAGTTGCATAAGGCACACTATACACCCCCTGGTCTTGATAACTAGATCTATCCAAAGACGATGTTGTGAATACATTCTCTGAATAATTGTAAGTTACACATCTATCAATCTGTTCCGATCCATCTTTAGGATAAAACCAATTTATCTCTGTGTATAAAGCATTTGGTGATGAGTAAACAATATCAGAAGCTCCGTAATTAATTCCAAGATTATCTCCATCTGTACTGAATACAAAGTCTTCAACAAGACATGGTAATGATTTAACTGTACCATCAAATGTAAAAAAACCACCTTCAGCTGACATCCACCACACAGCTCCGTTTGCATAGGATACACCTTTGGAACTTATACAGCCACAGTTTGTACCCACCTGCCTTACAGAGAAAGTAAATGGTGGACCTACGAATTGAACTACATAGGCTGCTTGATCAGTTAATACAAAGACATAATCTTTACCTTGAATAGCAGCTACAATTTTATTGCCGGTATCTAATCTGAAAGTTCCGGCTGTGTTAGTTGCTGTTGGAGCATAAGTATTTAGATCCTCTTGATTAGAGAATCTTACAAACATCGGATCTTGTGTAGTAGAATCACCAATAGTTGTTTCAGTTCCAAAATGAAATAAGTGTCTATCTCTATCAGACACCAGAGTTAATCTGCTGGCTGTAGGATTGTTGGTCGTGTTAAAATTTGGTGTAGTTGTGGATGCTCGAATAGTTCTAGGATTAGTAGCTCCAGCGTCCCACGTGAAAGTTTTACCATTAAATATTGTAGCAACTAATACCTCTCCAAAATTATCAAGACTCCAGATGCCTGGGTCCAGAACCACGTCACTTACTGTTCTGGCTGTTCCCCATGTTCCAGTGTTCCATTGATACGTTCCCCAACCATAACCTTTGGTTTGAAATGTAGGACCAACTATTTCATAAGGTTTAACAGTCGCTGATCCGGTTGCACTTCCTCCAGGGTTAACTGCAACTGTAGGTGCAGTGATATCAAAGGTGTTACTGGTCACGTTTCTAATTTCAAAGGCTCCATCTGTGAATGTAGATGAAGATGTAAAACCATTTGGAGTGGCAGACATGGTATTAAAAGTTATGTATCTCCCTGCTTCTAATCCATGAGAGGTTAAATTAACAGTTACGTCTGCAGATCCTTGAACTGTATCAAAAGTAGCTGACCCTGATATCTGTGCTGCTAATGGAGTGATGTCGTAAAAAGCTTCATCGTAATATAAAAACAAAGCTTGTGATGTACCAATAGCTACATATTTCTCTCCTTTGAAACTGGTAAAAGCATGTTGGGCTCTAGCTGCTCCAGGTAGAGTTTCTTGAGCTACTGTAAGCTGTTCCCAGCCACCTATTTTCTCTGGTAATCCATATCTAAATCTAACAAAATCGCCATCTACCCATTGACCTTCGGCTCCTGAATCAGTGGCTTGTTTATTAAATCCGGGTTTGAAGTTAAGTTTTTGTAGCATACTATTTCAATATACATGGTTTTTAGCGATTTTAATAGTCTATTTTTATTCGCTTCTAAAGACATCTGGCAGTCCTAGTCGAGGTCTTTCATCATTTAAATGTTTAAATACAGGTAAATCTGAATAATGATTAAAGATCTGAGACTGATAATTACCTTTAAATTTATCTCTCCAGTGGAGTAAGTCAATACCATTATAAATTACCATATCTCCAGGGTGCATGTCTAGGCCATTAATCTTTTTATTCTTCATATAAATGGACCAGTTATAGTCTTTTAAATCACCGTAATCATAACCTGCACAAATGGTAGTTGAGACTTTGCAATCCCTTCTATCTGTGTGTGGCTTTAACTGATTACCTTTTCTATAATATCTCCAATAAGAATAAGTTGGCTTAACATCCTTTTTAGTAACTTGTTTTACAAATTCTGTATTATTATACAGCATAGCTTCCATAAAAGGATCACCATAAAATGAAGCTGCTCCAGGGGTTTGTTCATCTTCTAATGTACCATCTGTAGTTTCTCTGTACTCAATATGGTCTGATTCCATAAAGTCTGTTAGATTTAAATATCTGTAAGCACAATAAGTATTTAAAATATTACAAAACTGCTTATCATAAAAACCTTTGATAAGAACATATCCATCCTTTTGATACTGTTCACTTAATTTTTTTATATTCATTTTTTAATTCTTATGTTCCAATCTAAGTTATTAGCTATATCTTTTAAATCAACCACTTTAATTTTTTCTTTTAATATATATTTTTTAAACTCTGGCATATCAATAACTATCCAACTTTGGTTAGTCTCAAAAACCATTTTATCAGCTTTAGTACCTATCGATACTTTTTTACCTATACCTTGATCGTATTTTTTAAGAGGTCTTAAATCAAACTTTAATGTCTCGTTAGATCTATCTTTTAAAATACCCTCTACGTTCCAACCTTGTTTAACTTCGTCTGTTGTGGCCCATCTATAATTTATTAAGTGGTCCTTAACAAATTTACTCTCCATAATGAATGTTAGCATTAGATACTATTACAGTTTTTCTCCCACTTTTGTTCGCTGCTGCTTTATGTAATAAATATGCAGGAAAACAGATTAAGTCGCCTTCTTTTGCTTCATATTGAATTATTTTATCTTGTACTTTAACAGTAGTTCTGAATTTACTATCAGGTAATTCTAAAAAATATACTATAGAAAAATTAACGTTAGGGTGATTGTGCCACGGATAGTATGAATCTTTGTTGTATGTTTTGTACCACGAGTTAGTAATACTCCAACCTTGAGCCCCATAATACTTCAGTATTTCTTCCATAGCAGAAGGAACTACATCTTTATAATATATATCTATATATTTTCTAGGATGGTCTTTGGGTAGGCCCCAATCAGACACAGCAAGATTTTTATCGTGTATACCTGCTGCGTGATAATTGTTAAAAGGTAATTCATCGATAGCGTCTAATATTTTTTGTTTATATTTTTTATGTCCTTTTACTTTTACAGTCAGTATCTCTGATGATATCTTTTTAATCTTCATACAATCGTCCTTCTAGAACTAGGTATAGGAGTCAACGTATTACCTTTATTATTTCTTATATCAGTAAAAAAACATATTAAAGTTAATCTATCTTCTGTTATGTTCTTTTCCTCAAACTGATTAGCTCTGTGATAGTTAGAGGAATCAAATAAAACTAATCTATTAAATCTAGAACTTATGTTTATTGTGTCTGTGAAACAGTTGTTAACTTCTTTTTGAAAAGGTATCATTTTTTTATCGTTATTAAGAAACATTTGTTTTTTCTTTTCAGTATGCATATCATTTTTATTGTAAAAATCTTTAGGTTCGCACACCGAAGTTCCACAATTTAAATGTGAAGAAAGATATATAATCGCTGTAAACTCGTTACCAGCATCATGATGAGCCCAACCTAAATTAGAAATCTGTGGTTTTATTTTTTGAAAGCTACACAATGCATTCCATTGCATATTGTTATAGGATATTTCATAAGGATACATTAAACTCATTATTTTAACAGTGATAGAATCAAACAAGTTTCTATTTAAAATATGTAAATAATCAGATCTTTCTCCGGGCCATCTGCCCTCTTTGTCTGGACTATACGATTGCTTTAGTGCAAATTCTTTTACTTTTATAGGATCGTTTAAAAAGTTATCTACAATTAATGTGGGCCAAATCATTTTAATTTTATTATACAGTTTAAGTTTAATCTAAAATTTGTTTCCGTAGGTCCTAGGCCTCTATGTCTTGCGTGACTATTAAATAGTTTAGCTTCTCCTTCTTTATCGTAATAGATTTTTTTACCAACTTCTGTACCACCATCTGAGTCATGAAGATTGTAAACAAAACTTTTAAATCCACTGGTAGATTTATCTAGATGCCACTCTGTTACATCCGATGGTCTATAAAAATTCCAAAAATATCTGATAGGTTCATACTTTTTTATTTTAGCTTTTTTACAAACGATTTTAGATATTCGATCACCCCAGTCGTTTAAATAAGGATCAGAGTTTATACCCATCTCTGTATTGTATGTAGTCATAGACATACCTTTAAATGCAGAGAAATAGCTTTGTAAATATCTCATGTTTAATGTTCTATTTATTCTAACAAAAATATTTGCGTGTTCTATTACTGTTTCAACATCGTTTCTATTATTGTCGTATGCCATCATCCAGTTTTCTGCTCGAAGCAGGTGTTTAATAATTTTTAAATTATCGTCAGTGGATAATATATTCTTTATTATCTTCATATATTTATTTCTTCCTTTTTGTATCTATATATAATATCCTTACCTAATATTTTTTCAACATCATAGTGTGTTTTTTTAATGCCGTTTTCTTTTATTTTATGAAAAGGATAACGAACAACTTCATCATTGTAGCTCACATTATTAATAGTTAATTGAGATAGCTTGTTTTTATTTATCTTATGGGGTTGAACTTTCATATAATCAAATAATTTATTTATTTCTTCTTGAGGATTAGATACAAAATTATCGTATTTAATTATGTGACAAGAATGATTTGAGTTTAAAACATTTTTAATAGAATCTAAATTCTCACCCATTATTTCCGTTTTCTGCATTAAATAACTACAGAACAAACTATCAATCCTTTTGCCATTTTGATCTAACGGCTTTACTAATTCTACATACGAGGCCAAACATTCTAATAAAGGTCTATGTAAAATTATAAATTTTGGTTTAGTTATTTTAGTTAAATAGTTTAATAAGTTAGCTTTGCCCCAAGCTCCACGATCTATTATGACAGATGCTTTCCAATCCTTATAGTATGAAGGAAACATTCCTTTAATTAAATTTAAATAAGATTTTTCATCAGGAAAATTTTGACCTTTGTCACTATAATACAGATCATGCACTTCATCAATAACGTAGTCTAGGATTGATCTAGCTGTCATTTTTACATAGTTATTTTGATTAATAACAGAAGCTAAAACAGTGTTACCTGCTCTAGGTAAACTTAATAAAAAATACATATCTTTCATTTAAAATCCTTTCCAAGTGTCCACATAACTAAAGAGAATCTTCTTCCTTGAGTTACAGGTTTTACTCTATGAAATAAAAAACTAGGAAAGACTATTACAGATCCTTGATTTCTCATTTCAGGGCTTTTAATTACACATTCTTTAAATGACTTTCTAGGATTAGGTACGTAAAACTCTAAGTCTCCTCCTTTAAAATCTTTAGAATCAGATAGGTTTACACTCATTGATAGCTTTCTAATTTTATTTTTAAAGTTTTTATTGTCATCCTGCTTGAATTGACCAGGGATGGTATCTGTATGCCAATCATAAGTTTGATTTTTTTTATAACTTGTGAACTGACAGGACTCACTGTAATCAACTTCAAAGTTCCAACCTGCAGATTTATTAGCCGTATTTAGACAGGGATGTAATAGTTTATATATGAAAGGATCACTTAAGAAACAAACCTCTGAATTTCTAATACTAGAATATTCATAGCCATCAACTTTGGCTTTTTGTAAATTAGTGCCTAACTTTCTTATCTTTGTACAGTCTTTTTTACTTAGATATTTATCAAATACCCAGTAGCTATATTTTAAATGCATTGTCTTTATGACAATGAAATAACACAAATCTATTGATTAATCAATCTTAAAGGCCGTCCCAGTTAGGGTCTTCAACCCATCCTGTTGTATTGTCTGCTTGGTGAGCAGCTTCATCCCACATGTACTTATCACCAGGTTCATTTGCTGGATAAGGGACAGGTGCTACCCATGTCCATTGCTCATCACTCCATACCCAAGAGTCATAGCCATCTTCTTTATCACCTTTAAATACACCTTCTTCAGGATACCACTTTCTACCTATAACAGCAGTAGTTGATATGTGAGAATTATCAGAATATTGCCAGTGATCGTATTTAAAAGTCGATTGTAAGAATTGTTTTCCAACCTCAGGTGTTGGTGCACACTCCTCTTTAACTCCTACTACGTCTATAACGTATCCATTAAAATCTAATTTTCCGTAATTCTTAAGTGCCATTATGCTGTGTAACTCCCTGAACCTGTCCACTGAATAACAGTAAAATCTCCATCAGTACTTACCGCTGGACTACCTGTTGTTGTACCTGAATAATCTGCAGTAGCAACTCTAATGATAACACGTCCTGAGTCACCATCTTGTCCGTTTCCTCCGCCGTTTCCAAGACCCGAAGATCCGCCAGCTCCACCGGCTGCATAAGTTACAGGTGTTCCCGTAATATCGTTTGAAGCTCCAGTTCCTCCAGATGCTCCCGGAGCGCCGGCACCTCCGCCGCCTCCGCCGCCATCATTTCCTTCTGGTGGCGTATAGCCTCCTTGATTTCCTAATCCTGGGGGTGATCCTCCACCGCCAGAACCTCCTGGTTTACCGAAAGATTCTGAGCCGGCTCCACCAGCTCCGCCTCCACCTGTGGAAGCATATCTTGATAAAATTCCATCTCCCTCTACGTTAGAACCACCGCCGTTGAAACCACCATATCGACCACTTCCTGGTCTAGCAGGTGTAGTCCCTGCTACAGATACTGTAATGACTTCTCCTTTAAGTGCTTCAAGGGTAGCATTTCTAAATCCACCAGCTCCGGCAGATCTTCCACCTCCTGGTTGTGGACCTCCACCACCGCCACCGATGACTAAAACTTCAAATGAAACTTTAGCTGCACCAGATGTAAAACCTAGTCCTCTCGCGGCTCCTGCTCCGATACTTCCTAATATTGGCATAATCTTTCTCCTCCTAATTTATTACGCAAACTGTGTTTGAGACGCTAAAACTGTAAACGTCGCTGAACCAGTTTTAATAACAGTGTAAGAATAAACATCTAAAGAGTTTGCATTTCCAGCAGATGGAGCTGATCCACCTTGCCATTCTGGAGTCACTGATGATCCATCAATTTGAACTGCATTATTGTAATAAGCTGATGATCCTTGTTTTACAATGTGAGCTATAGTGATTGATTCACCTGTGTCCATGATTGAATCTAAAGAGTTTGATCCATCACCTCTAATATTTAATGTGTAGTTAGCTGCAGCGTCTGATGTAAAGTTTAAGACTGCTTGAGTAAGCACATCATAGTTAATTGTACCTGTTGCTGCTGTAGCCGCTGTAGTAACTTTTTCTGCAACACTTTGAATTTTACCTTGACCATTGAAAGTTGCTCTACCAACTCCTTTTGGTGTAATATTCATGTCAATGTTAGTGTCGCCACCAGTTGCTGCTATTTCAGGTGCGTTACCGGTTGCTGCGTTTGTGAGCTGAAATTCGTTAACCGCAGATCCAGTAGTTACAAATTTAAGTTGTTCATTACCGTTTTCGTCAATGATACCTGTAGCAGTATCAATAGTAATGTTGTTACCATTTGTGTCTAGGCCTGCTGAAAGTTGTGGTGAGAAGTCAGATGATAAATCTGTGAATGCTGTATCAATAACATTTGTTCCATCTGAATAAACCATCTTAGTGCCTTTGTCAGCTGCTGCCCAAGTTACTCCAGATCCTGAAGTAGTTTTGAACGTTACTGTGTAAGCACCAGTAGTTGCGTTATCAACTATAAAAGTTTTTTCAATTGAATCAGGGATAGTTACGTTAACTGCTCCGCCGATTGTACCTGTTAATTTTAATACTGCATTTTTACCATTTGATAATGCACCATTAGAAAAAGTTAAAGTTGCTCCAGAAGTAATTGCAACTGATTGAAATCCGCCAATCGCTTGTTCTAGAATTAATAAGTTTGTATTAGTTATCTGTCCCCAAGTTCCCGAGTTTTCCCCAGTTGCTTGGACTGTAAGTTTAAGGTTTGCCGATGTAGAGTTCGCCATTTTTTATCTCCAATTCTTAATTATATTATAAATTATTTTATATAGTGTCAAACACTAATTTTAAGCAGCATTTGTAGGAACTTCCTGCCATCCTGGAGGTGTCGTTGGCGCTGAACCT